ATCGAGCCGTATCAGCCCACACGTCCTATCGAGCCGTATCAGCCCACACGTCCTATCGAGCCGTATCAGCCCACACGTCCTATCGAGCCGTATCAGCCCACACTTCCTGTTGAGCCGTATCAGCCCACACTTCCTGTTGAGCCGTATCAGCCCACACTTCCTGTTGAGCCGTATCAGCCCACACTTCCTGTTGAGCCGGATCGGCCCACACTTCCTGTTGAGCCGGATCGGCCCACACTTCCTGTTGAGCCGTATCAGCCCACACTCCCGCCCGCTCCAAAATACGTGGACTACCCCTACCCTCTAGACGTCGATGTGAACTACATTGGCGATCCCAGTCTGTATGACATCGCGGCCCGCGGTCCGCAGTTGACCCGCGGTGTTGGTTTCATGCCGACTCCGATTTTTGTCCCGCGGGTTCCGACTTTTGCGCAGGGGGGTTTGGCCTCGTTGTCGTCCATTGCTCGGAACATGTTCAAGCGGTGACGCCTAGTCAGAACAAAGCCTGTGTGTTAGGTTTGTCTGGCTTCTTGGAGAAGATCTGATGGCCATACCCCCTCGCAATCCCCCTGTTTCCTTTGTCGAGCGCGCTCGCAGCCCAGAGTCGGACGAGATGCGTGCAGACATGATGGCGGATCTTGAGATTGAGATGCCCGGTTCGGCGGTTGACCTTGAGCGACCGCTTCCAGAGGGCATTGAGATCGAAATGGATGAGGATGGCGGCGCGACGGTTGATTTTGACGTTGACGAGCGCGACACGGCGGTTGGGGCGGAGTTTTCGGCCAATTTGGCCGAATTTATGGACGATTCTGACCTTGGCGTGCTTGCCAACGACCTGATGGCTCAGTTTGACGCGGCGAAGGGTAGCCGCGGGGACTGGGAAGAGGAGTATTCCAAGGGTTTGGAGCTTTTAGGCTTCAAATACGAGGAACGGACGCAGCCTTTCCGTGGTGCGACAGGCGTGACGCACCCGCTTTTGGCAGAGGCGGCGACGCAATTTCAGGCTCAAGCGTTTAACGAGCTTCTTCCGGCCGAAGGTCCTGTCCGGACGCAGGTTTTGGGGGATCGGACGCGCGAAAAGGAGGCTCAGGGGCGGCGGGTCAAGGACTTTATGAACTACTACCTGACGAATGAGATGGAGGAGTACACTCCGGAGTTCGATCAGTTGCTGTTTCACTTGCCTCTGGCGGGTAGTGCCTTCAAGAAGGTCTACTTTGACGAGAGTTTAGGTCGTCCTGTCTCGCGGTTCGTGCCTGCTGAGAACTTGGTCGTGCCTTATGACGCCTCGGATCTGGCCACGTCGCCTTTTGTGGCGCAGATGGTCCGTCTGCCGTGGAACGACGTCCGCAAGATGCAGGTTTCGGGCTTTTATCTGGACGTTCCTGTTCAGCCTGCGGCTGCTCGTTCGGATGACACGACGGAGATTGAGGACCTGATTAAGGGTCAGAGTCCGACGAACATCGACTATGACGTGACTTTGCTTGAGTTTCACGTTGATTTGGATCTTCCGGGGTTTGAGGACCGTGATGAGGGTGGTGAGGACACTGGGATTCGGCTTCCGTATGTTGTGACGGTTGTTGAGGACACTGGGAAGGTTTTGGCGATACGTCGGAACTACCGCGAGGACGATCCGATGCGTCGGAAGATCCACTATTTCGTGCATTTCAAGTTCCTGCCGGGTTTTGGGTTTTACGGTTTGGGTTTGATCCACACGATTGGTGGTTTGTCGCGGACTGCGACGGCTGCGTTGCGGCAGTTGATTGACGCTGGGACGTTGTCGAATTTGCCTGCGGGGTTCAAGATCCGCGGTTTACGGATCAGGGACGACGAGTCGCCGATTCAGCCGGGTGAGTTTCGGGATGTTGACAGTCCGGGCGGGGCGATTCGGGACGGTTTGATGCCGTTGCCGTTCAAGGAGCCGTCTGCGACGTTGATGAATTTGCTTGGTTTTGTTGTTCAGGCTGGTCAGCGGTTTGCGACGATTACTGACTTGAAGGTTGGTGACAGCAACGAGCAGGCGGCGGTTGGGACGACGATAGCGCTTTTGGAGCAGGGCACTCGTGTGATGAGTGCGATCCACAAGCGGCAGCATTATGCGATGCGTCAGGAGTTCAAGATACTGGCGCGTGTGATGGCGGAAACGCTGCCACCTGTGTATCCGTATTCGGTTGCGGGTGCGGATCAGACGGTTATGGCGGCGGATTTTGATGACCGCGTGGACATTGTTCCTGTTTCTGACCCGAACATCTTCAGCCAGTCGCAACGGATTGCCTTGGCGCAGGCTCAGTTGCAGATGGCGACGCAGGCTCCGGACCTGCATGACGTTTACGAGGCTTTTCACCGGATGTACGACGCGCTTGGTGTGCGCGACGTTGACCGTTTGCTGAAGCCGAAGGACGAGGGTCAGCCGCAGCCGAAGGACCCTGCGCAGGAGAACATCGACGCGCTCGATCAGGTCAAGTTGATGGCGTTTGAGGGTCAGAACCACGACGCGCACATCATGGCGCACTTGGTTTTTGGGTCGTCGCCGATTGTAGCGCAGGCTGTTCCTGTTGCGGTGTCGTTGCAGAAGCACGTTATGGAGCACGCCAAGTTCAAGGCTCAGGAGCGTGCGATGGCGGAAGCGATGCAGATGCTTGGTCCGCAGATGGCTGGCCCGCAGGGTATGCCGCAGTTGAGCCCGGACATGATGGCTCAGATTGACGGTCTGGTTGCGCAGTATGTTGCGGAGGAGATGCAGAACTTGAAGGTTCTTAGTGCTCAGATTGCTGCTACGGGCGAAGGCGAGGGCCCTGATCCGTTGGTTGCGCTGAAGCAGGAGGAGCTTGGCATTCGCCGGATGCAGGCCGAGGCGTCGATTCAGAAGGACCGTGCGGACCTTCAGTTGGAGCGTCAGAAGCTGGAAGAGCGGGCTCGCGAGTTCAACGCTCGGATGCGACAAACCGAGGAACTTGCCCGCGAAAAGTTGCGCGCTGCGGCGGAACGTGAGACAATGCGCGCACAAATGCAGCTTCGTGTGGCGGCGCAACGGCCGCCCGCGCAGAACAGGAGGCCGATATGAAGGTCAAGTTTCAAGGCGCACCGGCGGGTGCTGCGCCGAAGCCTAGCAAGGTTGCGGTTGTTGAGCGTCAGGGCAGCATTCCCTATGCCTCGCTCGACAACATGGCGACGCCGAACACGGGCCGCGGTTCGCGGACCGTGGGCCAGAAGCGTGGCATGGGTGCTGCCGAGCGCGGTGGACGGTATGTGAGTGTCTGACCGTGGCGAAGGACAAGGTTGCCACTGTTATGGGCGAGTACAAGCGCGGCACGTTGCGCGCGGGCCGCGACCCGGAGGGGCCAAAGAAGGCTCCGCGGGTTAGGAGCCGCAAGCAGGCGATTGCGATTGCTTTGTCTGAGGCTGGAAAGTCTCGGAAGCCTGAGAAGCGTGCCAAAGGCGGCGCCGTGTGTGCTGCTGATGGCGGGGCGATTAAGAAGTACAGCCCCATTGCGCGCAAGCAGCGATTTGAGGGAATGAAATGACGGAAGAGCGCCTTGCCCGTATGGAACAGAAGTTGGATCGTCTTGGCGAGGCGATGATAACGCTTGTTCGTGTTGAAGAGCGCATGGGTGCGTTCAATGACCGCCTTGGGACTATTGATGCGCGGCTCGCGAAGCACAGTGACCGTTTGGACATTGTGGAGAAGTTGGCGGATCGGAGCACGCAATCGATAGGTTTTGGCGAGCGGTTTTTCTGGGTTATCGCGACTGTTGGTGCGGGTGTAGCGGGGAAAATACTTTTTGGAGGGTGAGAGATGGTAGTCTACAAGCACTGGAAGGATTACCCAACGGCTTTGTGGCGTTGGAGCAGTTTTAGCCCTCGCGAGATAGCATCGAAGCGCGAGGGTGAGTTGGTGGTTGACGAGGAGGCGATGGACAAGCTTCAAGCCCTTCGCAACAAGCTGGGACGCCCGTTGCTGGTGACGTCGGCTTACCGCAGCAAGGCGCACAATTCGGCGGTTGGGGGTGCTCAGGAGAGCCTGCATCTGTCTGGTCGTGCGTTTGACATACGGATGGACAATCATGACCCCAAGGAGTTTGAGGCGGCGGCGAGGTCGGTAGGCTTTACGGGCTTTGGCTACTATCCTAAGCAGGGGTTCATGCACATTGACACTGGAAGGCCGCGGGTTTGGGGGACTCCTTTCACCAAGACTGAAACGGATCTGCCGGTTGAGTCGGCTGTGGACAAGGAGCGGGAGTCGGTGGCTTCTAGCAAAACGGTGCAAGCGTCGGCGGTGACGATTGCCTCTGGTGCGGGGACTGCGGTTGCTGGCGTGAGTTCCCTTGATGGGAACGCGCAGGTCATCTTCATTGCTCTTGCGGCCATCATTGTGCTGGCGGGGGCCTTGATTATGCGTGAGAGGATCAAGGCGTGGGCGGCTGGCTGGCACTGATCCCGCTGAAGGTTAAGGTCGGCCTCGTTGTGGGCGTGGCTTTTGTCATTGGGCTGCTGCGGTGGCGATCTGCCGCAGTCGAGCGGGCCTTGGAGGATTTACGTCAGAGGCAGGATGCACAGCGTGCTGAGAATGTGCGCACAGCGGGGGAAGTGAAGCATGAGGTTGAGACTTTGGATGACATCGGTCTTGGCGCTCGTGCTTCTAAGTGGCTGCGCAAGAATTGAGTGGTCGGACACTTACTGTGAGATTGCGGAGCCTCACCTGTTTGGTGGCGAGGAGACGATCAACTGGCTTGTGAAGAACGACCGTGATTTCCTTGTGTCCGTTGTTGTCCACAACGAGACCGTTTCGAGATTGTGCGATAATTCCAGACGTGCTAGATAAATATTTGCACAGCATACGATCTGATGCGGGTATCTGCGAATGGAACTGATCCAACTCGTTCAGCATCTCCAGAAAGTCCTGAAGGGGCGCCGGGAGCACATCATGGATGTGCTTGAGTCGAACGGCCTGACCAGCATGGAGCACTATCGTCACTTGATGGGGGAGTTGGACGGTTTGAGCTTTGTTTCGCAGGAACTCAAGGATTTCTTGGACAAGCGGGAGCGCCTGAATGACTAGTTTAGCTAAAGCTGACTTGGAAGAGGTGGCGAAGGGTCTTGCGGACCTGTACGTCGCCCCCGAAGAGCGTGTTTTAGACCCTACCAAGCTCGACAAAAGCCTTCTGGATCGGATGCCTAACCCCACTGGGTGGCGCATCATGATCTTGCCTTATCGCGGCAAAAACCAGACCTCGGGAGGGGTTTTGTTGCCCGATCAGGTTGTTGACAACAGCCAACTTGCCACGGTTGTCGGGTATGTCCTCAAAACGGGTCCCTTGTGCTTTCAAGACAAGGAAAAATTTCCGGACGGCCCGTGGTGCAAAGCGGGCGACTGGGTCATTTTTGCGCGTTATGCGGGGTCAAGGTTCCGCATCGAAGGCGGGGAGGTCCGGGTTCTGAACGACGACGAGATCCTCGCGACAATCCTCGACCCTGACGACATCATGAGCATGTGAGGAAGACATGAGCGAGCAAAAACCATACGAGCCGAAGGGCGACGAGATTGAACTTGACGTCGGGGACGCCGAGGCTGTCGAGGTCGAGATTTCTGAGCCTGAGACCGCTGAAACGGCGGCAGAGCCCTCTGAGCAGGAGCGGGTAAGCGAATCCGCGCAGGCTCGGATTAATCGCTTGACCAAGAAAATGCGGGATGCGCAGCGCCGAGAGCAAGAAGCGCTGTCCTATGCCAAGCAGGTTCAGGCGGAAGCGGAGCAGCTTCGCACGCGCATGACGCAGGTCGATCAGGGCTATCTGCACGAGTATGGCAGCCGCCTTGCGACGGAAACGCAGATTGCCGAAGCGGAGATGAAGCGGGCGGTTGAAATTGGAGATTCGGCCAAGGTTGTCGAATCCCAGCGGCGCCTTGCACAACTATATGCTGCTGCGGACAAGTACAGCACGGCCAAGCAGCAGCAGGAGACGTATGCCCAGCAGGTGAAGGCTGCCCAAGGTGCGCAGATCGCACCGCAGGAAGCGCCGCAACAACCGCAAGTCAAACGTCCGGACCCCAAAGCGGAGGACTGGGCGCAGAAGAACTCGTGGTTTGGGCAGGACGAGGTTATGACCTTTGCCGCCTTTGGCATCCACAAAAAACTCATCGAAGACGAGGGGTTTGACCCGAGCAGCGATGAGTATTATAGTGAACTGGATCGGAGACTTCGAACGGAGTTTCCGCAGAAACTTAACGGGTCCAACAAGCGTGTCGTGCAGACGGTCGTTGGAGTATCCCGCGCCAACTCGGTAACTACCCCTGCGCGCAGTAAAAAGGTTCGACTCACCCCGACCCAAGTCGCCGTGGCTAAAAAATTGGGTGTGCCGCTGGAACTTTATGCAAAGTATGTGAAGGAGTAAGACGATGTCTGAAGCAGAAAACGGCTTTCAGGGCATCGACCGTGCCCCTCGCGCCAGCAAAACCCGCGAAAAAACGGCCCAGCGCCGTCCGTGGGCTCCTCCGTCTACCTTGGATGCTCCCCCCGCGCCGGAAGGGTTTAAGCATCGCTGGATCAGGGCAGAAGTGCGTGGTTTTGATGACCGCAAGAACATCTCTGCTCGGCTTCGAGAGGGTTACGAACTTGTTCGCAAGGATGAGTATCCCGATTTTGAAGCTCCAGTGATCGATTCGGGGAAATATGAGGGTGTCTTTGGTGTGGGCGGCCTGCTTCTCGCTCGCATCCCCGTCGAAACGGTCAAACAGCGCAATGCTTACTATGCTGACAGGAACACCGATCAGCTAAGGGCCGTGGACAACGATCTGATGCGCGAGAACGCACACAACACCATGACGATCAACAATCCTGATCGTCAATCTCGTGTAACCTTTGGAGGTTCGCGTCGCGCATGACGCGCCTCCCTGACGACGGAGAATGGAAATGGCTAACGCCGAAACTTCCTTCGGTCTTCGTCCGGTCGGACTTGTGGGCAGTGCCACCAACAGCACTGGCCTCACCACCTATGAGATTGCCTCGAACAACACCAACGCGATCTTCCAGTTTGGTCTTGTGACGCCCACTGCCAGTGGCGTCATCGACTTTGCTGGCGCGACCTCTGGTGGCACGACGGCGGCTCTCGGTGTTCTGATCGGCGTGCAATACGTTGACAACGTCACGAACAAGCCTGTCTGGAAGAACTACTGGCCGGGCTCGGGTAGCGTCAGCGTCAACACCAACTACCCCATCAAAGCCATGGTCGCGGACAGCCCCGACCAGCTTTTCGTGGTTGCCGCCGACGCTTCCCTGACCAACCGAGCCACTGCGCTCACGGCGGTCTTTGCTAACGCTTCTCTCGGCACCTCTGCGCGTCTGGGTTCTACGGCTACCGGTCGTTCGACATCGCAACTCAGCGTCTCGTCGATTGCGGACACCGCCACGCTCGCGCTGCGCATCGTCGGTCTGGTGGACGACGACGCGAACGACGATTATGCGGCCGCTGGCGCGCATCTTCTCGTTCGCATCAACGCCCACTTCAATGCAGCCACTCGCCGTTTTGATTCGCAGACCACTGCGGATTCGACGGGCGTCTAAGGAAGGGATCTGAAAAATGCCCATTTCGCGCGCACAACTGGCGAAAGAGCTGGAACCCGGCCTAAACGCGCTGTTTGGTCTGGAGTACGACCGCTACGACAACGAGCATTCGGAAATCTTCGAGCAGGAGTCTTCGGACCGTGCCTTCGAGGAAGAGGTCATGCTCGGCGGCTTCGGAACAGCTCCCGTCAAGAACGAAGGTCAGGCGATCTCGTTCGACGACGCGCAAGAGACCTACACGGCTCGCTACACCCACGAGACGATTGCCCTCGCTTTCTCGATCACCGAGGAAGCAATCGAGGACAACCTCTACGACCGTCTCGCGGCTCGGTATACCCGTGCTCTTGCCCGTTCGATGTCCCAGACCAAGCAGATCAAGGCTGCGGCCATCCTCAACAACGCCTTCTCCACTGGCGCTTCTGCCATTGGCGACGGCGCCGCGCTCTGCTCGGCTTCGCACCCGACCCTCACCGGCAACAAGAGCAACATCCTCGGCACACCGGCGGACCTCAACGAAACGTCGCTTGAGCAAATGCTCATCGACATCGCTGGGTTCACCGACGAGCGTGGGCTCAAAATCGCCGTTCGCGGCATGAAGCTCATCATCCCGAAAGAGCTTCAGTTCATCGCCGAGCGTGTCATCAACTCGAATCTCCGTCCGGGGACCGCGGATAATGACATCAACGCAATGAAGTCGATGGGGATGCTTCCGGACGGGGCGGTGGTCAACCACTTCCTCACCGACCCGGATGCGTTCTTCATCAAGACCGACGCTCCCAACGGGTTCAAATACTTCCAGCGCACGCCCATCCGGACGGGCATGGAGGGTGATTTTGACACTGGGAATATGCGTTTTAAAGCGCGAGAGCGTTTCAGCTTTGGAGTGTCTGACTGGCGTTGCGTGTTCGGGACCGAGGGCGCTGCCTAATAAAAACAAGGGCTGGCGCTTTGAGTACGTCTAGGATAATCTCTTTGGACACTACCTCCCTGTCGACCAAACTAGGCCCCTGCGTAGCGGGGGCCTTTCTTTTTGTTTTGCGGCGGTGTATGCTTGCGCATCCCTGACGGCATCCCGCCGACACTAGCCACGACAGGAGATCTCAATGGCTAATACGACCTTCTCGGGTCCCGTCCGTTCTGAGAACGGCTTTCAGTCTGTCACCAAGAGCGAAACGACCGGAGAATATGCGGTCGAATCGACCTATGGCACGCGCCCGAACTTCCGCACTGCGGTCAACAACGCGCTCCTCAACACTGGTGCGGCTGTCACGACGACGCTGACGCGAGATCAATCTGGCACGATTTTCACGATTGATGGCACGGACGACATCGTCGTTAACCTGCCTGCTCTCAGCACGGCCAACGTCGGCACGACGTATGAGTTCATCGTTACGACGGCGGTTGGCGCTGCGAAAACGGCAACATTTGTTCTTCCGGGTGCGGGCGTCTCGAATTTCTATGGTGCGCTTCAACTTCTTGGCGGCGCTGCGGCTAACCCCGCGAGTGATGTTGCTGGGGACACGCTGACGCTCCCGAACTCGACTGTGGTCAACAGCCGCGTGAAACTGACTTGCATCACCGACGACGGCACCAACTCGATCTGGAAGGCCGAGACGCTGACGAGCCCGATTGCGACCATCGCCTGATAGGAGGGTCAAATGGCTGGATCTGACGTAAAGGCGAAGTACATCGAGGCGGACACGGTTGCTGCTGACGCGGACGGGGTTTGCCAATCGCAGACCCCGGCTGCGGGCGGTGTGCAGAATCTGACCATCAACGGCGCGCTTTCTTCTGGCGGTGTGGCGACTTTTGTGGCGGCTCGTCTGATTACGATTACGTCAGCGGGCGCAGACAGTGGTCGTACGTTTACGGTGACGGGGACTGACGTCAACGGCTCGGCACAGACGGAAACGATTACGGGCCCAGCGACCACCACGGTTACGGGGACGAAGTACTTCCGAACGGTGACGCAGGTGAGCGTGGACGCTAACACCGCGGGTGCGATTACGGTCGGCATGGCGAACAGCGCGGCAGACGTCATCTTTGCCGGGCGGGTTCGGGTGAGGGGTCTTTACTTCGTCCACGCGGCGGCTGCGGGCACGATTGCCGTGCGCAACGGCGGTGCTTCGGGCTCCATTGGTGTCCAACTTGGAACCGTTGCCGACGCAAAGGTGATCTCTGACGTTCAGATGCGCGATCAGGGCATCTTGTTTCCTGACGGCGCCTATGTTGCCTACGCAGCTAACGCCCCAGCCTTTACGTCTGTCACGGCCTTCTTCGCGTAAAAGGGGTCCAGCATGGCTCGCGAACTATCGTCCATCAGTCGAATCGGGCGAACGGAGCCCTTTGAGTTGCAGGTCGGCCGTGGCCAAAGGTGACATGCCCCCTCGCAACAAGAAGAACTTCCGACCCACAAAATCAGGGGCCGGGATGACGGCGGCTGGGGTAAAGGCATACCGTCGCAAGAACCCCGGCAGCAAGTTGCAGACGGCCGTGACGGAAGACAGCCCGACTGGCAAGCGCGCTGCGCGGAGGAAGAGTTATTGTGCGCGGTCTGCGGGTCAGATGAAGGATTTTCCGGAGGCGGCCAAGGACCCAAACAGCAGGCTTCGTCAGGCGCGACGGAGGTGGAAGTGCTGACGGCGCTTTACATCGACGAGGAGCGGAAGATTTGCGACGAGATCCGCGCTTGGTCGGCCTATGCTCTTGAGGTGCCGAATCCGTACTTTGCGGGGCTTCCTGCGTGCCCGTATGCACGATCCGCGTGGCAGAACGACCGTGTCGCCATTGTGTTCAAGTACGGCGGGAACCAAGCGTTGTATTCTGTTCTGGCGGCGTTTGATGACAGTTTCGAC